GGTATCAAAAGACACCGGCGTTGACCTTATAAATCTTGGAGAAGAAACAGTTCTTCCGGAAATCGCGGGATACGACAACCCAACAGTTGATGACCTACCCCCACTTACATTGGATGGTTCACACCTACCCGATATGGTGGGATATGAGTCTCCATCAGCTGACGAACTTCCGCCACTAGAATCATAGTGGCAACACCCGAAAAGAAAATAAAACAAAAAGTATGTGCCAAGCTTAAAGAACTTGGTGCGTACTACTTTTATGCCTCAACGGGAGGATATGGGGCAAGTGGTGTACCTGACATCGTCGCATGTTACAAAGGTAAGTTTATCGGGATCGAGTGTAAAGCCAATGGAAACAAAGCAACGGCCTTACAACAGAAACACTTACGCGAGATAAGTATGCAACAAGGAGTCTCACTAATCATTGACGAGACGAATATTGAGATGTTAGAGTATTACGTTAAAGGTAAACGAGTGATGAGTTTGGAGAGTAAAACATGAGAGCAGACCTAGAAGACGATGTTGTGAACCACCCAACACATTACACTACAACCAAGTTTGAAGTGATAGAAGTGTTAGAGGAGTTTTTCCCTGACGACCCATTACTTTGGCAGTGTGGTAAGTATTTATTAAGATGTAAACACAAAGGCAACCAAGCCCAAGACTTAAAAAAGATGGTATGGTATGCCAATAGACAAATCAAAAAATTAGAGAAAGGTATAGATGGCAGTGAAACGTAGACATTATTCAGATGAAAAAGAACAAGAATTTTTAACAAGAGCATTAGCTTATATGGAGAAAAACCCAAAAACAACTAGAGGTAAAATCGCTTTGTATGCGGGGGTAGGGGTTAGTGTATTAGAACGATTTGAGAAAGAGGGTAGACTAACACTGCCTCCGAAGTTGACTACAAAACAGGCTAGGGCTACAAGCCCGTGGGCAAAAGGTCACATGGTATGAGCGACGAGATAGACGTAGCCAACAACGAAGTACAGAAACAATTAGAGGCAACTCTAAAAAGTGTTGATACGACTGTCGAAGAAAATAATACCGGCAAATGCATGTGGTGCGAAAAAGAAGTAAAAGATAAAAGAAGATGGTGTTCAGTCGAATGCCGGGACGAGCATACATTTTATGCTAATAAACTATAAGGAGAACGACATGACTGTGTGGCCTCAAGAACATAAAGATCCTGATGAAGATGTGAAAGACTTACACTCTTTATCAGAAAGAGATTACAAAGTATTAGAGTATTTTGTCAATACCGTAGTGATTGTGACGGCCGGTTACGTGCTATATTTGTTGGTAACATAATGGCTATCATTAAAGAAGATAAACGAATTGGCCCCGCAGTGTGTTGCAAGTGTGGTGAGGACGCAAAGATTAATCATGGGGGCAAGTGGTATTGCTCTATTGAATCTGATATGGGCGTGATGAATTTAAAAGGATTTTGTATAAAAGAGAGAAAGGGAAAACTTGAATCTAATAACGATTGACTTTGAAACATTTTACGATGTGGGATTTAGTCTATCTCGAATGACAACTGAAGAGTACATCAATGATGAGCGGTTCCAAGTTATTGGCGTAGCAATAAAAATAGATGACAAAAAAACAGAATGGTATGCCGGAGAAGAGGCAGTAGCAAAAGCCATAGCTGACATCGCGTGGGCCGATGCAATGTTATTGTGTCACAACACTTTGTTTGATGGGGCTATTCTTAAATGGAAGTTTGGTGCAGAGCCAATGAAATACCTAGACACTCTGTGTATGGCGAGATCAATACATGGAGTGGATGCCGGAGGTTCACTTAAAGCTTTGGCCGAACGTTACAAACTAGGAGAAAAAGGTACAGAAGTCTTGGATGCTAAAGGCAAACGCATAGAAGACTTTCGCGACCATGAGCTACGTCAATACGGAGTGTACTGTAAGAACGACGTGAAGCTCACTTACGATTTATTTAAAGAGCTCGCTATTAGCTATGCTCCGAATGAACTTAGGCTTATTGATATCACATTACGCATGTACATCTTACCCGAGTTAAAGTTAGACACAGACTTACTTGTGGATAGATTGAAAGAGGTACAGGGCGAAAAGCTTAATCTGTTACAAGCACTTGCGGATAAACTTGAATGCGAAGTGGAAGAAGTGCGTAAAAGATTAGCAAGTAATAAACAGTTTGCTAACGTGTTGGAACAGTTAAATGTACCAGTACCGATGAAGATAAGCCCAACAACAGGGAAAAAAACTTATGCACTGGCCAAGGGCGACCAAGGGTTTTTAGCTTTATGCGAACACCCAAACGCTTTTGTACAAGAGCTATGTGCAGTAAGACTCGGCACCAAATCTACTATCGAAGAAACTCGCATAGAGCGGTTTATTGGTATAGCTGAACGTAATCACAATCAACTTCCTATACCTTTAAAATATTATGGTGCACATACAGGACGTTGGGCCGGTTCAGACAAAGTAAACTTTCAGAACTTACCGTCACGCGACAAGAAACAAAAGGCATTGAAGAACGCCATCCTCCCACCAGACAACCACGTGATTATAAATTGTGACTCTTCGCAGATCGAAGCTCGTATACTAGTCTGGTTTGCCGGACAACACGACGTACTTAAACAGTTTGAAAGGGGGGAAGACGTGTATTCAGTGTTTGCATCTAAAGTTTATAACAAGACCCAGGTAGATAAGACCGAACGAGCCGTAGGTAAGACTTGTATCTTGGGATTAGGTTATGGTACTGGGGCAAAGAAACTGCGAGATGTATTAAAGATTAATGCGGGTGTAGAAATGACTGAAGAGGCCACAAAGCGATTAGTTAATTTGTATCGAGAAGTAAACCATGAGGTGGTAAAACTGTGGAAAGAATGCGACCGTGCATTAAAATTTATGGCGTTTTGGCCTAAAGATAAACCTGCTTATTATTTAAGCAAAGTGAACTGTGTATTGGTTACACCCGAAGGATTAAAACTACCCAACGGATTGTATTTACGCTACCCAAACTTAGAGCTAAAGAATGACGGCTATACTTATACATCAAGACGTGGAGAGATTAGTATTTGGGGCGGTGCAGTCGTAGAGAACGTAGTTCAAGCATTGGCTAGGATAGTTATTGGTCAACAGATGACTGTTATTGATACTAAATATAGACCTCTACTTACTGTGCATGACGCAGTGGTGTGTGTTGCGCCGGAGGCAGAAAAATATGAAGCATTAGATTTTATTATGCAGACTATGAATAAAGCACCGTCATGGGCAAAAGGCTTGCCAGTAACATGCGAGGGCGCATACGGAGACAACTATGGCGAATGCTAAATATTATTTTAAGATACCTGACGAGTCGATAGCATCGGAGATGATGTACCTTCGAGCAATTACCGCACGTAAGGATTCGTGGATTGACTATTATAATTTTAAAGCTATAGAAGTACAAGATGATTGGGTAGTTGATCCTTGGTGGAAATACTTATACAGAGCGCACCCATTTAAAGCCGGGATTATTAAGTTAGAGGCCAACACTTATTATGATTGGCACATCGATACTGATAGAGGAGTTGGGGTAAACATGTTGTTAAATAACTGGGACAAAAGTCATTGTATGTTTAACCCAAATTTAACGCGGGGGACAAATGTAGCGCTCGGCAATGTGAAAGACAAGTTTATCGAGTTGAAGTACGAGCCACAGACCTATTACATATTTAATACGCAAGTTGCCCATACCGTGTATAATTTTAAAAGCACTAGGTATTTATTAAGTGTAGATTTTGAAGAGGATAGAACTAAATTAACTTACAATCAGTTACTTGCGGAGATGAAGCGCGAGCGTTGGTGGGAAAAATAATATATGACTTTAACTGAAGGTGCGTTTATTCTTACAGTTAGTTTAAGTGGTAATTACGACGATCTAGAATTCGTAGGATATTTTAATGACTGCCAAACGGCGATAGCATACTACCATGAAAACTGTAGTGAATACATGGCAGCGAGTTGTTTATTAACGGAGTATAGTAATCTCCCTGATGACCACCCCGATGTATTTGGGTTTGAAATAACCGAACCACAATCTTGTGGCTTCGTTGGAGTAGACCCTAAAACTTTTACAAAGGATAAATAATGTTGCACGAAATGTATGACGGGTTAATGATAATGGATCACTTTGACGATTGTATTATTGGAGTAGTAAAAGGAATAGATTCAGAAGACAAAGTTTGTTATAGCTATGATAAAGTAATTGCAAAGTTGATGCGCGATGACGAGATGGAAGAGATAGATGCGATAGAATACTTTGAGTACAATATGATAGGCGCATATGTTGGGGAAAACACCCCTTGTTTTTTATTTAAGGAAAATGATTAATGGCAAAGATTAAACAGACGGAACAAGTAAGAGAGCCCGTGCACAAACGAACAAGTCAAGGTGGTAGAGTTGCGAAATCTTCTACCATGAACAAAAGTTTTAAGAAAGACTTTAAAAAATATCGCGGCCAAGGAAGATAGTGGCTGATTTTACGTGGAGTTTTTCTTCCCTAAAAGAATACATCAACTGCCCTAAAAAATACCAAGAGGTAAGAATTTTAAAGAACTATTCTTTCATAGATACGCCTCAAACTATTTATGGTAAAGAAGTTCATGAAGCATTAGAGCTTTATGTACGCGATAATAAACCATTAGCTAAAAACTATTTACGATTTAAGAAAATGGTGGATACCTTAGTAGCTATACCAGGGGAGAAGTATCCGGAGTATAAAATGGCGCTGACTAAAAAGATGGAGCAGTGTGATTTTGAAGATGAGAACAGATGGGTACGGGGGATTGCCGATTTAGTTATTGTAGATGGGGACAAAGCTTTTATTATTGATTACAAGACGGGGTCGAATAGATACCCAGACACTAAACAATTAAAACTCATGGCGCTCATGGCGTTTGTTTGTTTCCCCGAAGTTAATAAGATAAAAGCCGGATTGCTATTCTGTATGAAAAATAGTTTTGTTCAAGAGTCGTATACTAGAGATGGGATACACAGGGCTTGGAAATCATTTGAACAACCGTTAGATCGGCTAACAATGTCTTACGATAAAGATGAATGGACGCCTAACCCTACGCCATTGTGTGGGTGGTGTCCTGTCGAGACATGCGAACACCACAAGCCTAGACGTTAATGCATAAAAAACGAGTTGCCTGTGTTGTTTGCGGGGATAAATTTACTACTACTCACCCAAAGTATTTGACATGCTCTAAAAAATGTCAGGACGTAAACAAAGTCAATCGCCGGTACCAAAGAATGAACAACGATTGGATTGCTTACTTTAAACATTTATTGTCTAAAAAGAAAGACTCTGCCTTGACTGTCGATCAGTTAATATACAAAGTAGCCGAGCAAGATTATAAATGTGCGTTGTCTGGAATAGAACTTACGTGTATCAGAGTGCGAGGAAAAGTTATACAGACTAATGCAAGTATAGATAGAATTCATGCGGGAAAAGAGTATAATTACGATAATATACAGATAGTCTGTAGAGCCGTGAACTCCTTTCGGGGTAACATGGGAGTAGAAGAATTTATTTTTTGGTGCGAAGAGGTAGCTAGTTATGCCGTATGTAAATAAGAAAAGACCCTATAAGAAAGAGTATCAACAACAAAAAGATAGGGGCGAACACAATAATCGCATGGAGCGTCAAAAGCTTAGACGCAAAGTAGATAAGACTGGTAAAGA